GAAGATGCTGGACACTTCGGAGATTATGCTGAGAAAGCAGAGACCGGAGCGATTGGACGCGCTCTTGCTTATTGTGGATTCGGGACGCAGTTTTGCGCCGATGAGCTTGACGAAGGAGTTCGAATCGTTGATGCTCCAATGCCGAAGCCTGAAGCAAAAACAATAAAGTCGGTTGTGATTCAGCCCGAATCTAAGCCGATGACTCCCAAGCCCTTGAGCGCTATCTCTCCAGCTAGCGTCGAGAGTTTGGGAGTCCCCCTAATTTTACTCGATCCGGCTTTCGGCCCCGTCGAGGAGTACGTCGTTCCATTTGGGAAAAAGTACAAGGGCAAGAAGCTTAAGGAAATCACTCAAGATGAGATCGCGAGCTTTTCAGCTTTCTTGCAAAACTCGGCCGCCGAGCAAGGCAAGGAAATGAACGCTCAAGCGAAAGAGTTCGTCGCTGAAGCCGATAAATATTTAATCGCAGTAAGAAGCAAGCCGAAGTCTTAGGTGGTTCTTTCACTCGACTTGCGTGGCCGGAGTGATCTAAAAAATCATTTCCGGCCTTTTTCATAAAAGGAATAATCATCATGTGCACTCTCTGCAATACTACAGGCTGGATCGTTGCGACTAAAAAAGAAGGCGGTGGAATCTATGGCTTTCGATGCTCATGCTATAAAGCTAACTACCTATCGAAAACAATACCCGCATGGAACTCGCATAGATACTCAAGCGACTTTCTACCTGACAACCAAGTTAATCACGCTCCCCTGCCGGATTTTAAAATGAAGGCCTCAGACCCCGAGGCATCGAAGCCATTGCCTGAATATGATCTAGAGGACTTGCCGTTTTAATTTTCAAGCGTTACCTTGATGTTATGACTAAACCACATGAACAAGAACGGGCCGAAGAGATCGAAGAAACCATTTTAAAAATGGAAGCCGAGGCGGTACTAGAACAGATACTAGAAAGCTTAAGGGTCGCCAAGGGCCGCGACTCTGTAGTGATTAAAGAAACCAACTATATCGTCAGAGACTAGCGCGTGACTCCCGAAGGCGCGGTTAGAAATTTAGTTTGCTCATACCTCACTAGGCTTGGATTGTTTTTCTGGCTACATGATTCGGTGGGTATCTTTGATCCAAAGACGAAACGATTTCGCCGTAATACCTCGCCCTATCGGATGAAAGGCGTGGCAGATATTCTTGGCATACTTCCTAGCGGAAGAATGTTTGCAATAGAGCTTAAGAGCGCCACGGGGAGGCTTACCCCCGAGCAAAAAATATTCATTGAAAAAGTAAACGCCTCGGGAGGTATTGCATTTATGGCGAGATCAATCGAGGACGTGAAGGAGCGCCTAGATGAGCTTTGCAAAGCACAGCAATAATCGTGCGCCGTGTCTTAACACTCCAAACTGTTTAGAATGGACGGGTCACGGCTCAGGATACTGCGAGAAATGCCGGATTAAAACTTGCGTTCAATGCGGCCTGAAGTTTACAGCTAACCTCCATCGTGCAACCCTAAAGAGAGCACTTTGTGGGAACTGTAACGAAAAGGCCAAGGGAAAATTAAAACGCAATGGCGGCTAACGAGACTCCAAGTATTTCAGCGTTGAACATGGATCGGGGTATCCCGCTCGGTAACTCGGACGATGGGACGGGTAGGCGCGCCCTTCATGTAATTGATAAATTAAAGTTTATAACTAAACCGTTTGACGGTTTTACGGTCGCATATCCAGACTCCGTGACCGAAGTCTGGACGTTTACGCTCTCGGGCGTGACTCAACAAACGGCGACTTTCGTTTATACTGATTCGACTAAAAACTTTTTCGTTAGCGGGGGTATTGTGTAATGGCATGGCTATTCGACCCGATGACGGGCGAGATTCGTTTCGAGAGATTGCAGTCAGTCGCCCCCGTCGGCGATGTTTGCACGCGATTCGTTTATCGGCTTGCGACGACCTCGGACGCCATTCTTACCCTTCACGCAGACGCTTGCATGGTGATCGTTAACGGCCCAAGCGCTCAACAATCAATTTTAAGTGGGAGTTTAGATTTAGGCTTATGAGTTATTTAGACCAACAAGTTGGATCAAGCGTACCCTCAACGCCCTCAACGGGATTCACTAGGCTTTATCCCAAAACAGTTTCGGGCGTCTCTCGCCTTTGCTATAAGGACGACGCTGGCGTTGAGTATGTTTTAGGCGCTACTCCCGGCGGCGTAACTTCCTTAAATTCTCAGACGGGAGTCATTACGATTGTTTCCGGCGTTTCTGGCTCAGACTTTGGAGTTGTAACGACTGCCGGAACGATCACGCTTAATCTACCAACTGCAAGCGGAACGGTAACGGGTAAGCTTTCATCTACCGATTGGAATACTTTTAACAATAAGGCCGATTTTATTACTACCATTGTGAACGCGATTATTTTTGGATAAGGTAAAAACATGAAAACTATTTTGAACCCATCTCAGTACACCTTTAACCCAACGGCGAATCAAATTGATTTCAGCGCAGTTAGTGGCGGGTTCATTGAGAATCATCTTTATGCAGTAATTGACGTAACAACTGGCAAGTTAATTTATGCAGTAGCAAGCGCAGCCGCAGGATACGACGGGACATTCGCTGGGTCAGTGTTAACTTATGTCTCATCAAACGCGGGGCAAGCGAACACTGACGTTCTTCAGGTGATTTATGATGACCCAAACTATTCTCAACTTGTATCGGGTACGGTAGGCGTAAACGGTACAGTTCAATCTAATCTTTTTGATGGGAGCGGAACCTATCCCATTCTTTCTACGACTGACATTGTTTCAGGAAAAGAAGGTTTAGATATTAACCTTTTAAATTCATCTTATGGTGGGCAAATAAATTTAGTATTGCCTAGTCCATTTGAGAACAATGCTTTATCAACCGCATTTTTAAATCCTAATACTGGTATCTTGTCGTCTCCGAATATGGATCCGATGACGAACAATTTAAAAGTCGATATTGATAACATTTCTTCGTCGACTACATTGCCCGTCACCATTGCTGGATCGAGTGTTACAATTTCAGAGTCTCTAGATTACTGGCAGGGAAATGCGGTTTCCATTACAACTCCAGTACCCCAGCAAATAATTACACCAAGCGCGTCGCCGCAATCTTATGGGCAAGGCGCAACCGATGCAAATACTCAAAGAGTAGCGGCAAATCAATACACGTCTAGCGGGCAAGGTCTGGATTATGGTGCAGGACTTGTTTCTAACAATACGACGCGGGTTACGAGTACAGACTACAACGTATCTGGCCCGTCTGGGATTACTGGAATCAATAGCAATTTGTTATCGGGTGGAACCAGTGCGTTTGCCACTGATTCATATCGCTTTGCTACAATTCAGATCAACTCAACTGCAACAAGCGGATCATATATATTCGAAGGATCGAACGATAACAGTACTTTTTTCAACGTCCCTGTTTACAACTCCCTGAACCCGAACGCGCTTCCGATTTTAGGAAACATTACCGCGACAAACTCAAGCATCGGATACCAAGTCCCGATCACTTTCCGCTGGCTCAAGGTACGGATCTCTAGCGCACTCACGGGCGGATCCGCTCAAACCTATTCAAGATTCAGTCAAGCAGTGCCGAACTTTCTCTACAATACCGGAGCGTCGATCTACAACCCAGCGACGAACCCTGCGACAGATGTCATGAACACCCCGATCGTGGCGAGCAAGTACAACCAGATCGAGATCGACTTCAACACCGCACCAAGCTCGTCCGTCCTGACCACGACGACCGCTGGCGGGGCAACAATCACTCAGGCAAACGGGCACACCCTGTTCACAACTGGGACAACTACAACGGCATCAGCGAAAGCAGTTTCAGTGGGGGTGATTCAGTATCGTCCTGCCAACGAAATCTATTCATACTTCACTGCATCATTCACCACCCCTACGAGCGCGAACTCGTATCAGCGGATCGGGATGTACGACACGAACAACGGGTTCTTTATTGGCTACAATGGTACAAATTGGGGTGTAACCAAACGAACTGCGGCGGTTGATACTTTTACTATTCGCTCTTTGTTCAATGGTGACCCTCTTGACGGAACCACATCTTCAAAATTCACTAGGAACGGAATCCCCGAAGCCATTAACTTTACCCTGTCGAACCTGTTTCGGATCCGGTACGCATGGCTCGGCTCTGGATCAATCTTGTTCGATATATTCTCCCCGGATGGGCTCTGGATCAACTTCCACTCGATCAAGCAACCGAACAGCGCGCTGAACCCATCCCTCACGATCCCGAACGTGCCGATCACCCTTGACGTCGCGAAAGCCTCGGCAGACACGACCTCCCTCACGATGGCGACCGCTTGTTGGGCAGGAGGCACAACATCACCCTATCAACCCATCACGGCAACTCTGACAGACAACACGCTTGCGACAGTGGGTCGCTCCGTGATCACGGGAGTGACGACCGGGGGCGGGGGTGGATACGTCAATGTAAAAGTCAATCCTTCTGGAGCCTTAGTCGGGGATTTCTCCAACTCAACTGGTTTAGGTGTATCTTCCCTTCCAAGTATCCCTGCCGGATCGAACAACATCGGTTCGATCACCAACATCACGGGCACGGTCTCCCTCCCCACCGGAGCATCGACCGAGGCAACTCTCTCTGCGATCAATACAAAAACCCCAGCACTTGGTCAAACGACCATGTCTGCATCTCAGCCCGTAGTCATCGCATCAGATCAATCGAACCTTCCTGCGAACATCAAGCAGATCAACGGATCGACCCTGAACATCGGTCAGCAAACAATGGCCGCATCCGTTCCAGTGGTGCTTCCTTCGGATATGGGCAATATGCCGATGATCTCGCCTGATCTATACGTTACGGGTCAATCGGCGCAGACTGCGACTGTAAACAATATCCTGACAGTCACCGCAGGAACATCAGCGACGGACGTTTCAGGATACAGATCGGCATCGGTTCAAGTGGTTTCTACTGGTACTGCCGGAACATTCATCTTTGAGGGGGCTAACGATAACGTCAACTTCCAAGCGATTCCGGTTTTCAACCAAAGCGTTTCAAACCCTTCGTTTATCTCTGGCGCAATCACCGCAAGTGCTTCACAGATTATTTACACCTTCCCGATTGCGTTTAGGTATGTTCGCCTCAGAATTGCAACAACGATCACGGGTGGATCAATTCAGGCGTTTTCGAGGTTTTCACAGGCTACTTGGTCTACTGGTAGCACAGTAGTTTCCCAAACAACTGGAAGTAACTTGAACGCAGCGGTCACGGGATCACTTACGACCGTTGCATCTGTAACTTCGGATAACTTGGCATCTTCAACCACGAACGATATTACATCGGGTGTAATTACTACGACGACAACCTCGGGAAACATTGCAACCACTAATATTCAATCTGTGGCGTTTCAAATAGCGATCACGGCCGTCTCGGGAACCACTCCGACTCTCGATGTTGTTATTCAGGAGACCATGGACGGGATCAACTACTACGACATCTATCACTACGAGCGGATCACAGCGACCGGGAACTATTTCTCCCCTGTTATGAAGCTAGCGGGGATCGGGTTCAGGTACGTCCGTACCGTTACGGGAACGACTCCATCGTTCACTATGTCAGCGATCAGAATCACCCGGGCGGGTAACGCTCCAACCATCCGAAGGGTCTTCGATCGCACGATGAACCCGAACACTCTTGGTTCATCATCGCCTTCAATCCTGACAGCTGGGTGCGACACGCTTCACATGGTAATATCACTTGGAACGGGTGGGTCAGGGGCACAGCCACACTTCAGAATTCAAGGATCAGAAGATAACACTGTCTGGTACGACTTTTCGACTACCGACATCACGGTGAATAACTCGACGACTCTTTTTGCAAACTACACCGGAGCACTTCCAAGATATTCAAAGATGACGGTGCAGACTGCGGGAGCCAGTGGATACACGCTCATTTACGGAATGTTAACATCTAAGGGAAATTGATATGATCACGATTTGGAAAAAAGTATCAGAAGAAAGTTTTGAATTGGTAGAACAATTTACCGGAGATATTCCCGCTCTAATGGCAAGACTTGTCGAGCTTCGCGCCGATGGGTCTGAGTATAGGGCTGAACAAAGAACCGAATGTTTTTCGTTAATTTTTGATCTTTAGGAGAAAAGAAAATGAACCATTACGATATATATGCGAACAATTTAGCCGGAGTTCATGATTCAGTCGTGATCGCATACGATCAGGCCAGAAGCGTTTTAATGGATCACGGAGCCCCCACTACCGCACATTTGGATTTAATCTGGAATGTTGACGACAATAAAATATATAGACGTCAAGACTTCGCAGACATGAACGCAGTTTCGGACGCGGATAAGCTAAAGTTATATTATCAGCTTAGTGGTCTATTTAAGATCGCGATGAACAATAAGCTTTACTCTTAATTTACTAGGAGAATAACAAAATGCCAGCGCCAGCAATTCCACAAAATAAGTTTTCAATGTACGCGGATAACCACACGAAACTCCGCTATAACAAGATCAATGACAATTTTGCCTTTGCGTTTAATATGATGCTAAACTATAACGCTAACGGCGTTGGCACAATTCCAAACTTTACTTGGGGTGATCCTATCACTGGGAAAACCTTTGGTTTTGATTCTGGGAACTCTGAAATTTATATAGATGGAAACCCATTTTCAAGCCTTGATGGTAGGGGTAAAGATAGTGCTCATTCAGGATTAGAAAAGTTTGCCCAAGCTTTTTTTGAATATTACGATAACCATTACACATATTAAATGAGCAAACAAACTCGAACCATCATCCTTACCCGCGACTTACTCGAAGGCATTATCGAGTACATGGATCAGGAAAAGGTCGAGGCTTTAGAGTTCGGGGAAAAGAACTTCTTAGATCAGCTTAAGGAATATAACGATCAAATGTTTGGGAAGCCCGAGGATGAAAAGGAGCTTCACTAAATTCCGCTTGCGTACAGATCAAAACAGAGAGAGCCTGAAAGCATGAAACAACAAGGAATTGCTTTTAGCGCCACGCTATATCAGGCAAAGACCGACCCCGCTGGGGGTTGGAAGGTTACGTTTGACGTGCCCGAATCCGATGCCCAATCCATTCTTCAGCTTGCACAACTTAGAGACACCGTTTTATCAATAGGCGTAATTCATGACGATTCTTTAAAGATGGAATACGAGGCGATATAATGGCTAAAGGTAAAATGGGCCGCAATAGAAAGCAGCTAGAGGAAATGAAGTTCGATGGCTGGGATCTTCTAGACGCTGAAATCAAATGGGCCTCGGCTGAGTATTTGGCTGAAAAGCTTGGCATGAGCGCCGACAGTCTTTCTCGAAGAATTAAAGAGCGTTATGGCATAACCTTTGCGGAGTATAAGCATAAAAGGCAAGAGACTATACGCATCAACATTCTTAAGAAGCAGTATGAGATAGCGATGGGCGGTAACGTCACAATGCTTATTTATTTAGGAAAACAATACTGCGGGCAGAAAGAGCAAGTCGAGGAAGTAGTTAAGCAGGAGGTGAAGCAAGAAATCACCTACGCGACTCAATGGGGGTCTAAGCTTCCCGATGAAACAAACTCTTAAGCTATATACGCCACATAGCGCACAGTTTCAGTTTCATACCTCGCCCGCTCGTTACCGCGTGGCCGCCCTTGGTCGTCAGTCCGGTAAGTCCACGATGTGCAACAATGAGATTCTAAAGCGAGCTTGGGAAAGCCCTAGGACGCACTACGCTTTTATATCGCCTATCTTCTCGCAAGCGAAAGAACAATACAGGCGGCAGATCAATAGCCTACCCGACGAGATACTGGCGCGGAAATCGGATACCGAGCTTCGAATTGATTTAGTGAACGGATCAATCATCGAATACCTATCGGGCGATAACCCGCACTCGATTCGGGGGAAGACGCTTAACGGCGTTGTAATTGATGAGATGAGGGATCAGAACCCCGAGCTATGGACTCAGATCGTGAGGCCCATGCTTGCGACCACTAAGGGCTGGGCCGCGTTCGTTAGCACGCCAAACGGATTCGATGCGTTTTATGACTTAGCTCAAAGGGCGGGAGGCGATAAAGAATGGGCACTAATTCAATCTCCCTCGACGTGCAACCCGCTATTTACTCAAGAGGAATTTGATAACGCTAAGAAGGAAATGGGCGAAGCTGAGTTTGCTCAGGAGATCATGGCCGAGTTTAGGGATCTCCATAACGGCTCGGCTTATGTATCCTTTAGCGAAGAGAATATAAGCGAGTGGAGCCCATTCATTGAGCGGGGCCACACCTATACTAAGCACCTCCCTATCGTGGTGGGGCTAGACTTTAACATTAGCCCATGCGCTTGGGTTATCGGTCAGGAGCGCAATGGTATCTTTTACTTCTTTGATGAGATCTTCATGAATAAGACGCATACCCAAGAAATGACTCATGAGCTTATCTCTCGCATTCGCTCTCTCGAGATTAGAAATAAGCTTCAAGTGATTATTGTCGGAGATGCTACAGGGCGAGCGCTTAAGACTGCGACTGCGGGCAAGTCCGACTACTCAATCCTCTTTGAAATGCTAGATGAGGCTGGCATCACATACGAGAACCGCACCCCCGACAGTAACCCTCTCGTAAAAGACCGTGTAAACGTCGTAAACTCGAAGCTAAAGGGCGCTGACGGGCGTAGGCATATATTCATCCACCCGAACTGCAAGCACCTTAAAAAGGATTTACAGCGTGTATCGTGGAAGTCAGGCGCTCAGGCTATCCTTGACCAAACGACCGATAAGACCCTTACCCACATGAGCGACGCAATGGGCTACGTCGTTTTCGCTATGAGTTCCATGTGGAACGCTGGCGTCGGCGGTCTTCGCATTATTAGAAGGGGTTAGACAATGCCAAAGAATGAATCCAACCTCAATCAAAGGGCGTGTAGGTTAATGGTAGACTGACGCGGAAAGAGGGGACGCCCCCCGCGAGGGAGCCGTTCGAGTCGGCCACGCCCGCCATATTGTTTTAATTGCTAGAGTATGATCTCATGGAAGAAATGAAGCATCCCGCCAATCAAAGCAAAGCTTACACCTCGTTCATCTTGTTACGAGATAAGGCTTTGGAGCGTTTATATAACAACGCACAGCGCAGGATTGACGACGAGCTTAGGGCGGCATTCTCCCGCGTAATTGAAATGATAGCTTATCGCTACGGCGCCATTCCTAAACATTCAGTTAAGACAAACCACGCCAAGTACGCGCTTCAACAAATTAACCAAGCGATTGATTCAGAATTATATAAAAGCGCTCAGATCGTCGAGGGCATTTATAAGACACTTAAGCGCAGGGCCTTTCTATTGTCGTCAGTCGGTGAGGCCGAGGCCATTACGCGCGCGACTAACACGCAAACCGCAATCCACGTCAACGATCATGAGCTTAGGCATTTAAGCGAGAAGACGAGCCAAGGCCATGACGTTCTCGATAGGATATTGCATAGCTTCGCCGTGATCTCTCGCGATCTAATGAGTTCAATCGAGTACACTAGAATCAGGGGCGAGGGCCGAGATGAGCTTATACCGCGACTACTCAAGGCGCTCCCCAAAGTTAAAAAGATTAAACGCAATAAGCGCGCCCTTAAGCCAGTCGTAAGAGAGGCGTCAGTCAAAGCAAAGGGCGTTGAGTTTGAAACCCAAGCTTTTATACCCGAGGACGAATGGCAGAAAATGGTAGACGATTACATGGAAGAATACATTCCTTCCACGCGCGGGCCAGAATCAGTCTATGATATTCGTCCCGAGGGAGAGCCCGAAGACTACCTCGAAGAAAGATACGGCTGGGATCTTGAGCGCGAGATGTCTAATGATTTTGTCTCATCGGTTAGATCAGGGCAGAACGAAGCCGCGAATCAAAATGGGATTGTGGATTTCTCGATCATTGCAATCATTGACGATCACACTTGCGACGAATGTTGTGGAGATTTTGGTTGCGTTGATTTCGATGGTAAGACAACAAAGGAAGTCGAAGACATGACGAACGGTGAACAATCGGCCCCACCGTTTCATTTTAACTGCCGATGCACCATGGCTCCGATGTTAGACAATATGCCGGAGCTAGAGCAAAGTAATGAAGAGGAGTTTAATAAATGGCTAAATTCTTAGGTGGAAAAGAAACCGCCTCAATCGAGAAAGATTTTAAAGCGCCCCAAGACCGATACGCTGATTTCATAGACGAAAATTATGAATTTCAGGAAGGCTATCAGTCTAGTAATTGGCGCGACCCTAACCAAGTTCGCTCTATCGCTGAAATGGTTGCGTGCCTTGAGAATGATGAGAGCGTAGACATTGACGCCCGAGTTCTAGCTTATAACAAAGTCAATCGCACCTTTGGCCTAAAGCAGATTGGAAAGAAAGAATTTCTAGAGTCTTTTAAGAACGGTGCAGAGAACTGGTCAGGCGTTAATCTTAGAGAAGCTGGATACGATTCATTCGCTACCGACATAGGGGATCAAACTACAAGCGGATTCGTGGGCCAAGATTTCGTCCCATTGCTCGGGGGCCCTTTTTACAAGAACTTATATTTCTACGACTTTATTCGTCAGGCGAATGCCGCGTTCTATGCTTACCATCACGACCCCATAGCTCATCAAGCTGTAAACATCATTAAGGACTTTACTCTCGGTCGAGGCTTCCGCGTAGACTCTGACAATAAGGCCGCGCTTTCTATCTGGAGAGCATTCGAGAAGGCTAATAGATTACAAGCTCAAATGGATCAGCTAGCGACAGAACTATCTGTAAACGGCGAAGTGATGATCTGGAAGCTTCCACATGATGAGACTAAAATCGTTCAAGTACCATATCCTAATCAGCCAGTGCCTAAAGGCTTAATACCTCGCGTGCGATTGCTCGACGCCACTGTATTCTGGGAAGTCGTCACGGTGCCTGAAGATATTACTAATGTGCTTTATTACGTTTGGGTTGCGCCTACCCAATGGCAAATGTATACGGGCCTCGATCAGAACTCGATGGTGCCTAGCTCTAAGTTTATTTTCCAAACTATCCCAGCCGATCAGATCAATCACTATAAGGTAAACGCGTTTTCAAACGAGAAGCGCGGTCGATCGGACTTATTTAGCGTTCTAGGATTCCTTAAGCGCTTACGCGATTCAGTTAATTACTCTCTCGTTGCGCTACAGAAGCAAGCTTCATGGTGTATTGATACAACCATCGAAGGCTCTCAAGCTGATATTAACGCCTATATTCAAGATCAAGCCTCAATCGGAACTATTGCTCCGGCTGGATCAGAGTTCGTTCACACCGCTAAGGTTAAGCGCGAATATAAAGGCGTAGAAGGCACAGGCAAGGGCGGCGGTAACGTAACCTTTGAATGGGCGCTATCATGCGTGGCGTCCGGTATGGGTATTCCTATTTCATACTTTGGCACGCATCTATCAGGCGGTCAGACTCGCGCTTCCGCTATCGTCGCTACCGAGCCAGTGGCTAAACGCTTCGAGGGTCGCCAAAAAATCTATGAGCAAGTGATTCTAGACCTTTGGGATCACCTCATGGAGCATTTTGGAATTGACGCGCAATGTGAGGTCACCTTCCCTGAAATCGTGACCGCTGACCGTTCTCAGAAGCTTCAGGATTTGGCTTTCGCAGAGAACATGAAGTGGTTTTCTAATGAGCGCGTAGCTAACATTGTCGCTAAAGAGTTCAACGTCACGGATTACATCTACGAGGAAGAACAAGACAAAATCAAAGAAGACCCAGCGGCCCCTGCAATGGCGAGCCCATTGACCGCACCCCCTTCGACTGGTAGCGTTCCTAGTGTACCGAAAACAAATAGCTCAATCCCTTCAGAGGAAAAGAATCAGATCAAGGATCAGGAATATGACTGACAAACTGAAAAAGCTAGCGGAAGCAACCTTTGAAGACGTAATGGAAGACCCGAAAGCCTTCGGGATGCCCACATTTGACGAGTTTCTAAAAGACCAAGATACTCTGTATGGTAAGGAAGACGAGCGCCTTATGGAGGTTGATCGCGGTTCTAGCAATCTTAATCGTGTCGTTAAGCGGCAAGTATATGAGATTGAAGGCTACCGATGCAAAACTCTAGAGGAAGTTGAGCGCGTCGCTAAGAACATGGGAATCAATCTGAGAGAAATGGATTATCAACCTCAAATTGAACCTAACACTAGCGGTAAGTTCGATATTAAAGTTAAGTTCGTCTCCAAGGCTCAAAGAGCAAAGAGAGAAAATTGGTAGAATGAAATTACTCAAGGTACTTGAAAGTCTAGCTAAAAAGAAAGAAGACGATAAGACGGGCATTAAGCAGCCGTTTTGGTTCTATGCTTCTGAGATTTATAGCAAGAAAGCAGCGTCTTCTAAGAAAGAAGTTAAGCCTGAAGTGGGCGAGCCTGAGCCTAAGCCGTTAACTAAGCCTGACCCAAGCGCTGAAGATCAAGTAAATCAAATCCTACTTGATACGCCTCAGATGAGCGCTGCGACTTTAGTCAATACACTTAAAGCTAAGGGTCTCGCTATTGTCGACCAAAAAGACAAAGTCGATCAAATGAAGCAAGAAGCCGATCAGCTTGGGGCAAACCCTGCCGTTCTTCGCGCTGAAGTTGTAGACCCTAAGAAAAAGAAAGATAAGAAATATAAGGGCAAGCAGAAGCCTAAAGAAGTTCGCGCGAGTGAATCTCTTAGAGATCGTTTCGTTTCTGCTCGCTTTATGGAAACTGAAGGCGGCCCATCTAAAGGCGCTCAGGTTAAAAATAAGTTCAAGGTTGCATTGATTCAAGAAGGGCTTGGTAACCTTCGCGATGGGTTTTATTACTCCGCGAATGCCATTGAGAGCGCGATTACTGCTTTCGAGGGTAAGAAATGCTACGCCGATCACCCAGCGAGATCAGAAGAGCAAGACCGCCCAGAGCGTTCGGTGCGTGATATTATCGGACACTTCGAGAACGTACACGTCGAAGAGAATGACGACGGATCAAAGGCTCTTTGCGCTGATCTAATTATTTTACCAGACGCCCCTTATGAGTGGGCGCGGTCGTTAGTGCGTCAAGCGGTTGAATACTCGACCAAGTACGCAGACAAGGATTTCGTCGGTCTTTCAATCAATGCCTCGGGTGATGCTGAAGCGTTGAGCGTTGAGGATTTCATGAAGGAGGGAAACATTCCCGAATCATGCAAACCTAAACTTATGAAAGCAATCGAGGAAGGTTTGACGCAAGTTCGGGTAGTTAATACTATTCGAGATGCGATCTCAACGGACTTAGTAACCGAGGCGGGTGCCAAGGGCCGAGTCTTGGAAATAATGGAAAACAACAAGGAGGCCGATAAAATGGCAAAGAAGGACATTCTTCCTAAAGAAGCGGAAGACGAAGCAATGAAAATGAAGCACGAATCCGAAGACGAAGCTCAGGACGCACCTACAAAGGACGATGAGCACTCGGATGAGGAGCAAGATAAGAAGCTTATTCTCGACATGATTAAAAAGCACATGGGCGATGATGGCAAGGACATGGGCGAAGAGGAAGAGGAAGCCGCTCATAAGGCTTGCGAAGCCTATAAAGAAATGGGCTATGAAGCTGAAGACGCGGCTAAATGCGCCGCTCATGCTATGAAGCTTGCCAAGCACATGGCCGCTAAGAAAGAAGCTGAGAAGCACGAAGCGGAAGACGAAGCCAAGCACGAAGCAGAAGACGAAGCAAAGCATGAGTCTGAAGACGAAGCTAAAAAAGAAGCGGCCGCAATGAAGCTTGAAGCTCGCATTGCTATGCTTGAATCAGAACTTAAGAAGCGCGATATGGCAGTATATCTCGACAAGAAATTGTCTGAGTCTAAACTTCCACGTTCCGTTACTGACAAGATTCGCACTAAGAAACTTCGCAATGAAAAAGAAGTGGACGAGGCGATTAAAATTTATGTGGAAGCTTTCAAAGAAGCTGGTATTAGCCTCGGAGGTGAGTCCGTAGCTAAGAAATCCGATTTCTTTGTGACCTCTACAGAGAAAACCCCAAGCGCACCATCGAAAGATAAGAAGATTTCTTTCGGTGATATGCTTAAATAATTAAAATAGGAGATAAAAGAAAATGGCCACTAAACCAACAAACAACATCGTGCGGTCAGTGCGCCCAGGTTCTATTTTTGAATCTGCGCTTAACCTGATCAGCTCGGCTGTATCATTCAATCAGGGTGACTTGTTGTATCTCGATACAACCAACCACCTTATTAAACCAGTAACAAGCGACACCGACGCGGCTCGCGTTCTTGGTATTGCTCGTAACTCTATCGTAAATGGAAAACTGATTTCTTCATATTCTGGGACTGCGGTTGACGCTTCTCAGGCTATCGAAGACATTGCAGGCCCTCAGTTCGGAGTTATCGCCCTTCTTAAGTTGAAGTCAGGCGATTCTTTCGTGGCTGGCGGTTTGGTTTATGCTTGTACCGTTGACGCTCAAACCGTTAGCTCTACAGGCACAAACGCAGTTGGTATTTTCCAAGACGCGGCGATCACCGCCGGATCGTCTTCAACTGGTAAGGTTCTCGTCGGATGTAACAACGGCGCGGGCTTTGAAATCTAATTAAAGGAATAAAATAATGAGTACACATAAAATCGGATTTAAAAATACAGCCGAAGAAAATCGTTCAATCATGAACGAAAAGCTTTGGGCGTCTGAAGATGAGCAAGCGTTGATTGAATCAATGAAGCGCACTTTCGGCGTTGATCCACGCGATAGCAAGGCGTTCCCAGTTTTGGAGCGTTCTTTCAACTGGAAAAAAACTAAAAACAAACTCGCGGAAGCGGATCAAATGGGCGCATTTCCTGCCGTTCTTCGCGCCGGAGTCCAGACAATCGTCAATTCCGCTTATGAGACATGTGCCACTACATTTGAGCAATGGGTGCACACAGTTAATTCTTCACGCCAAGAAGAGCTTTATGCTCCATTGCAAGGCGTAGGTTTCCTTTCTCAAATTGGTGAGAACGAAATCTATCCAGAAGTCGGCGCTAGCAACCTATGGCGCTCCGCTGCGTAAGCAGAGGGAATAAATAATTGGGGTGTATCGGTGAACCCTGAAATGGGAATACCGAGGGCCAGACAAAGGAATTGTCGGTTCGTAACGCATAGAGGATATAGATTCCTCCAAGAGCCCCCGACAGCCAGAAATGGTTGAAAATGTATGCTGAACTTAGGCGAACAATAAAGCCTAAGAACTAGAGGATAAAAAGCCTCTAGGATAACAAGAGACTGGTAGGTCTCGACATCAAGCTCCGTAACAGAAAGTATGGAACTTTGTTCGCGGTAGAACTCGATGCCGCACTAGCAGCGTAAGCGCTAGTTAAAAATTGGGGTGTATCGGTGAAGGCTGAAATGCTAATACCGAGAGCCAGACTCAGGACGAGTCGGTTCGTAACGCGTAGGAGACTTGATTCTCCCAAGAGCCCCCGACAGCCAGAAATGGTTGAAAATGTACGCTGAACTCACAAGAAATAAAATTGTGAGAACTAGAGGATAAAAAGCCTCTAGGATAACACCTTCGGTCGAAGGAACTCCTCGAAGACGATCAAACTGGTCAATTCCAGAAACAATCTGGTCTTCTCGGTCAGTACGCGAAACAAGTTCTCGAAGTTCTTTCTTACGGAAAGCTTGCTTCAGTATCAGGCATGAAATACGCAAATATGAGCGTGCCTGTATCTGAAACTCAGCCTTCAGAAGAATCTTCTTACCCTTGGTCTACTTCACTTGTAGGCGGCGGTTCAAACCGTCCCGCCTCTTATGGAGCATTGAATCAAGCTAACATTCAAGCGGGCTTTATCGGCCTCATGAATCAGAAGAACAAGCTTGGCTTGAAAATGTCAGTACAACCTGACGCGATCATTGCAAGCCCTCACTATAAGTACGACTTAGCTGTATTGCTCCACTCTGGATATTATCCAACTGGCGCAACCGCTGGCGCGACAGGTGGAGCGTTCTCTATCAACCCGATCGAAGGTATCGCTAATCCGATTATCTCTCGTTTCGTGTTTGATAACTCTGGATCAGTAAACAATGACTCCAAAGCTTGGTACGTTCTTGAT